TTAATGATGTGTCTGTTTGGTTTATAGTATATACATTAGCTAATGAAGCATCAAATAATGTTTTTGTTATGACGCTTACACTACCAACTTTTAATGAACCACTCACATCCAAATTATTATTAACGCTCAAATCTTGTAATATAGTTTTTCCACTTACTACTAGAGTTGAGAATGAAGGATTAGGATTAGCTGTTCCTGTTGAATCATTTTCAGTAAGAACTCTTACATTATTAATATATGCATTACCTACAACTTTTAATATACCACTAATATCTGTTGTTCCAGCACTCAAATCTTGTAAAGTTACTTTACCAGTAAAAGTAGGATTAGCTAGATTAGCTTTTAAATTTAATGATGTGTCTGTTTGGTTTATTGTATATACATTATTTATTGAAGCATCAAATAGTGTTTTTGTTATGACACTTACACCACCAACTTTTAATGAACCACTAACATCCAAATTATTATTAACACTTAAATCTTGTAAAGTTACTTTACCAGTAAAAGTAGGATTAGCTAAATTAGCTTTTAAATTTAATGATGTGTCTGTTTGGTTTATAGTATATACATTAGCTAATGAAGCATCAAATAATGTTTTTGTTATGACGCTTACACTACCAACTTTTAATGAACCACTCACATCCAAATTATTATTAACGCTTAAATCTTGTAATAAAGTTTTTCCACGAACTATTAAACTTGCAAATGACGGATCAGATACTCCAATTGAATCATTTGTAGTAAGAACTCTTACATTATTAATATATGCATTACCTACAACTTTTAATATACCACTCACATCCAAATTATTATTAACGCTTAAATCTTGTAAAGTTACTTTACCAGTAAAAGTAGGATTAGCTAAATTAGCTTTTAAATTTAATGATGCGTCTGTTTGATTTTTGGTATATACATTATTTATTGAATTATCAAACGAAGTTTTTAATACAAAAGACGCGTCTGTTTGATTTTTCGTATATACATTATTTATGGAATTATCAAACAAAGTTTTTAATAATACAAATGATGTGTCTGTTTGATTTTTGGTATATACATTATTTATGGAAGCATCAAATAAAGTTTTTAATAATACAAATGATGTATCTGTTTGACTTTTCGTATATACATTATTTATTGAATTATCAAACAAAGTTTTTAATAATACAAATGATGTATCTGTTTGAATTTTTGTATATACATTATTTATTGAAGCATCAAATAAAGTTTTTAATACAAAAGACGCGTCTGTTTGATTTTTGGTATATACATTACCTAATGAAGCATTATCAAATGTTGTTTTTAATACAAATGATGCGTCTGTTTGATTTTTGGTATATACATTATTTATTGAATTATCAAACGAAGTTTTTAATACAAAAGACGCGTCTGTTTGATTTTTTGTATATACATTATTTATGGAAGCATCAAACAAAGTTTTTAATAATACAAATGATGTGTCTGTTTGAATTTTTGTATATACATTATTTATGGAAGCATCAAACAAAGTTTTTAATAATACAAATGATGTATCTGTTTGACTTTTCGTATATACATTATTTATGGAATTATCAAACAAAGTTTTTAATAATACAAATGATGTATCTGTTTGACTTTTCGTATATACATTATTTATGGAATTATCAAACAAAGTTTTTAATAATACAAATGATGTATCTGTTTGACTTTTCGTATATACATTATTTATGGAAGCATCAAACAATGTTTTTAATAATACAAATGATGTATCTGTTTGACTTTTCGTATATACATTATTTATGGAATTATCAAATAAAGTTTTTAATAATACAAATGATGTATCTGTTTGACTTTTCGTATATACATTATTTATGGAAGCATCAAATAAAGTTTTTAATATGACGCTTATACCACCAACTTTTAATGAACCAATCACATCCAAATTATTATTAACGCTTAAATCTTGTAATAAAGTTTTCCCATTAACTTGTAAGGTGCTTGATAAGATGGTTGGACCTATAACTTTTAATGTTCCACTAATATCTTGAGAATTAACACTCAAATCTTGTAATATAGTTTTCCCATTAACTTGTAAGGTGTTTGATAATATGGTTGGACCTACAACTTTTAATGTTCCACTAATATCTGTTTGACCTGCACTTAAATCTTGTAATAAAGTTTTTCTATTAACTTGTAAGGTGCTTGATAATGTTGTTGGTCCTATAACTCTTAAAGAAGTGCTAACATCCAAATTATTATTAATAGACAAATCGTTAATATAGGCGTTTTTCCAAATGTTAGTGCTTGTTCCTATATCAAAAGTATTGTTTAAAGAAGGAACAATATTTTTACTAGTAATTGTGCCGCTAACATCCATGTTCGCATTAATAGACAAATCGTTAATATATGCGTTTTTCCAAATGTTAGTGCTTGTTCCTATATCAAAAGTATTGTTTAAAGAAGGAACAATATTTTTACTAGTAATTGTGCCGCTAACATCCATGTTCGCATTAATAGACAAATCGTTAATATATGCGTTTTTCCAAATGTTACTGATTGTTCCTATAGCAAAAGCATTGTTTAAAGAAGGAACGATAGTTTTACTAGTAATTGTGCCACTAACATCCATGTTCGCATTAATAGACAAATCGTTAATATATGCGTTTTTCCAAATGTTACTGATTGTTCCTATAGCAAAAGCATTGTTTAAAGAAGGAACGATAGTTTTACTAGTAATTGTGCCACTAACATCCATGTTCGCATTAACGCTTAAATCGTTAATATATGCGTTTCTAAATTTTTTAGTGCTTGTTCCTAAAGTAAAACTATTATCTATAAAAGGGACAATATTTTTACTAGTAATTGTGCCACTAACATCCATATTCGCATTAACGCTTAAATCGTTAATATATGCGTTTCTAAATTTTTTAGTGCTTGTTCCTAAAGTAAAACTATTATCTATAAAAGGGACAATATTTTTACTAGTAATTGTGCCACTAATATCCATGTTCGCATTAATAGACAAATCGTTAATATATGCGTTTTTCCAAATGTTTGTGCTTGTTCCTAAACTAAAACTATTATCTATAAAAGGAACAATATTTTTACTAGTAATTGTGCCACTGACATCCATATTCGCATTTATAGACAAATCGTTAATATATGCGTTTTTCCAAATGTTAGCACTTGTTCCTATATCAAAAGCATTGTTTAAAGAAGGAACAATATTTTTACTAGTAATTGTGCCGCTAACATCCATGTTCGCATTAATAGACAAATCGTTAATATAGGCGTTTTTCCAAATGTTAGCACTTGTTCCTAAAGTAAAAGCATTGTTTAAAGAAGGGACAATAGTTTTACTAGTAATTGTGCCACTAATATCCATGTTCGCATTAATAGACAAATCGTTAATATATGCGTTTCTAAATTTTTTAGTGCTTGTTCCTAAACTAAAACTATTATCTATAAAAGGAACAATATTTTTACTAGTAATTGTGCCACTAACATCCATATTCGCATTTATAGACAAATCGTTAATGTATGCATTTCTAAATTTTTTAGTGCTTGTTCCTAAACTAAAACTATTATCTATAAAAGGAACAATATTTTTACTAGTAATTGTGCCACTAACAGATGCACTGCCATCTACATTTAAATTATTTTTAATATAAAGTGAATCATTAAAACTAGAATCACCACCACTTACATTAATAAAAGTAAAATATGCATTACTTCTACCATCGTCTTTTCCTTCATCATTAATAGTATCTGGATTATAACCAATTTTAGTATTTCTAATATATCCATCATTTATTGCTTTAGGTACCTGATATGCTGTATTAATGATTTCGTTACAATACAAAGTAGTTGCTGTTAGCACCTTTACTCCATATATATCTTTATTGCTTAAATCAATATTTTCATTAAATCTAGATTTACTATTAAATACAGATGAACTATTAAATATTATATCCTTGTTATTTGCGTTTAATACAATATCATTTTTTGATGATTCAATTATTAAATTTGAGCTTTTATCAGTTGAAGATAACTTATCGCAATAAATTTTAAAATAGAATTTTGAAGAATTGAATTCCTCATACTTAATTTCACTATTTTGAGCCATATAATTTAATTTAATATAGTTAAATAAAGTTAAATAATATTTTAAGCACAATAAAATATTATTAAATCATTTTTTATGGTTAAAGTTTTATTTTTAAATTACCAGCTGAATCGCAATATACTTCACGAGATAATAAAGTAGATGTATCAGTTGTTATCTTTATAGAACTAATAATAAGACGAGGACAAGATATAATTCCGCTTAAATCTGTGCTATTTACAATATGTATGCTATATGATGGATCAATTGTATTTATTCCTATTCTATTAGAAGAAGTATCTATACATATTAAACTATTAGACTCAATCTGTTGTTGAGCTATATTATCAAATGATGAAAATGTGCCTATTAACGTATTAATAGATTCAGACATAATTCTAATATTTACTATTTTAATATATTTAAATACTTAATTTTTAATACTTAATTTTTACATAAATATTTTTTATTAAAAAGCTTTTTCAATATTATAAATTCTATTTTCTAAAAGTCCTATTTTATTTGTTAATTGTTCTATTATTGCATTTTGATTATTTATAATATTTGCTAAATTGCTATTATCTCCACTTGGACTACTAGAATTCAATTTATTATTCATACTTTGTAGATTATTATCTAATTCTTTTAAAGCTGCTAAACTATATATAAAAATATTATTATAATTCAAAAGATATGGTTTTTCTTCATTTCCAACAACCACAGTAAAGCTTAATTCGTCTATTTTTTCAACGTCTTGTGCTATTAATCCTGCTTCTATTATATATGGTTCTGTCAATGGTCCGTTATAATTTGCTTCTTTAAAATATTTTGTTTTTTGGTAAATTTTGGGATCTAATTGTCTTATAATAGGTAAAGCATTTACAATAATTTTTTCATTATGTTTTAATCTGTCATCAGAAGCTATATTTAATGTTCCAATATTTGCTGATCCATTAGGCATATTTAAAGAACCGTCTAAATTAATATTGGCATTAATAGAAATAGTATTATTACTATTACTAAATGGTATAATGTTATTAACGTATATTGTAGAACCGCTACAATTTGTAAATCTTAAATTATTAATAGTGGCAAATGAAGAATCTAAAGTTGTGCTATTTACTATGCTAAATTTGCCTGTTAGCCCTTTAATTGTAGTATTACACGAAATATCATTATTTACAAATATGCTTTTATCAAAAGTTAAATTATTATTGCTAAAACTAATAAGACAATTACTAATATTTATCGTGTTTGTTTGAACTTCGCTCATTATAATTTTGGTTGATGATTGAACTTCGCTCGTTATAATTTTGTTTGCCTTAATAGTTCCACTAACATCTATTTCATATTGAGGGCTGGATGTTTTTACACCTATTCTGTTATATTCAGTATCAATACAAACCACATTATTTGAATTTGGTAAAGTTATATTGTCTGTTAAAGCACTAACACTTGTAACTATTTTGTTTAGACCACTAGTTGACATATTTTATTATATTATATTATAAAAATAGTATAATATAATTTTTATAACATAATATTTTTAAAAAAAGGGATCATAAGGGATCTATGCCTAAAAAAAAGGGATATTATCCCTTAATTACATAAAATTTTTATTAAAAAAAGGGATCATAAGGGATATATCCCTTAATTAAATTGTATTTTTCCATTTTTTACAATTATAATAATCTAAATAATATTGTCCTCTGTCAATCATTTATATAACAATAGAAAACAAATTAACCCAGTAATCTAATTTGAAAATAAGTATGGGGTTTAGCGGAAAATATTTTTCCAGCAATAGTAGCATAAGTCATAAAATATAAAAATTGTCCTGCGTTTAATCTAATCATAGCAGAACCAGTAAATAAATCTTCTACACCCACCGCTTGAGGGACTTTAGCAATAGCAATTGTTCTATTTCCACTTGGTTCCTCGTATCCATTTAATCCGTCTATAAAAAGATTTATTTGCTCTAATGTATCTGTATAAACCGATACAACAACCAGATAAGTTCCTGTTATAGGTGCTGTGAAACGCCTATTAGCATCACTCCATCCATTACCCGTATTAATCCGTTGAGAAGCATAACCACTCAATACACTAAATGGTATTGCTGATGTGTCAAACCCACTACTAAAACTAAAATCACTTGCTAAAGCACCGAACGCTTGAACTTGATTTGGTGTAGTCAAAGTTCCGCTAACAGACAAATTATTATTAACAGACAAATTATTATTAACAGACAAATTATTATTAACAGACAAATTAGCATTTATAGACAAATCGTTAATATATGCATTTTTAAATTTTTTAGTGCTACTACCTAAACTAAAAGTATTATCTATAAAAGGTATTATATTTTTACTAGTTATTAAACCACTTACGTCTAGATTATTATTAACACTTAAATCTTGTAAATAAGTTGTTCCTTTAAAATAATTTGCAGTAATACTTGAATTACCTATTGTTACAGTATTTGAACCATTGCCTATTGCGTTATGTCCTATAACAATTTGATTAGTTTCGTTATTTCCTGATGCTTTACATAAACTTCCTATAAAGCAAGAATATGAAGAATTTGTATTTAAATTACTTTCTGATGTATAAAACTTTCCAGCTTGAAGACCAATAGCTGTGTTTTCTTCATTACCAGTTGTATTATTTAACCCATTCAACGCACCCCATCCAACAGCGGTATTACGTGTAGAGGTAGTATTATTACCTAATGAATATGCGCCGATGGCAGTATTAAAAGGAGCAGAAATAGTATTTTGTCCTGCACCATAACCAATATATGTATTTTCTGATCCTGTAGTGTTATTATTACCTGCTAAATCACCAAAAATCGTATTTTTAGCACTTGTTACAGTATTTGATCCAGAATTATTGATGACATAACTGTTATTTGTTGTATATGCCTTTGCTCCTCCAAAAAATAAAGTACCTGTTATTCTTGTTGTTCCAGTTACATCCAAATTATTATTAACAGACAAATCGGTAATATACGCATTTTTAAATTTTTTAGTGCTACTACCTAAACTAAAAGTATTGTCTGTAACAGGTAAAATATTTTTACTAGTAATTAAACCACTAACATCCAAATTATTATTAACACTTAAATCTTGTAAATAAGTTGTTCCGCTAACTGCTAAAGTGCTTGATAAAGTAGTTTGACCACTTATTCTTGTACTTCCACTAACATCAAGATTATTAGATGGACTCATTGTTCCAATACCTACATTACCTGTAAAAATAGGATTAAGCAAAGGAGCTTTTAAAGCAATACTATTTACCAATGTAGTATTTAAAGATGCGTCATTATTTAAGGCAGTTGATATTTCTTTTAATGTATTTAATGCTTCAGGAGCACCATCAACTAAATCATTGATTGCTGTTTTTACAAATGCTGTCGTTGCTATTTGTGTATTATTAGTAGTTTTATCGGCTGTTGGAGCAAATGGTGTTCCTGTAAAAGTAGGATTAGCTATGTTCGCTTTTAATACAAACGACGTATCTGTTTGAATTTTCGTATATACATTATTTATTGAATTATCAAATAATGTTTTTAGAACAAACGATGTGTCTGTTTGAATCTTCGTATATACATTATTGATTGAATTATCAAATAGTGTTTTTAGAACAAACGACGTATCTGTTTGAATCTTCGTATATACATTATTTATGGAATTATCAAATAGTGTTTTTAGAACAAACGACGTGTCTGTTTGAATCTTCGTATATACATTATTGATTGAATTATCAAATAATGTTTTTAGAACAAACGACGCATCTGTTTGAATCTTCGTGTATACATTATTGATTGAAGTATCAAATAGTGTTTTTAGAACAAACGATGTATCTGTTTGAATCTTCGTATATACATTATTAATTGAATTATCAAATAATGTTTTTAGAACTACGAACGATGTGTCTGTTTGAATCTTCGTATATACATTATTAATTGAATTATCAAATAATGTTTTTAGAACAAACGACGTATCTGTTTGAATCTTCGTATATACATTATTTATGGAATTATCAAATAGTGTTTTTAGAACAAACGATGTGTCTGTTTGAATTTTCGTATATACATTATTTATGGAATTATCAAATAGTGTTTTTAGAACAAACGATGTGTCTGTTTGAATCTTCGTATATACATTATTAATTGAATTATCAAATAGTGTTTTTAGAACAAACGATGTGTCTGTTTGAATCTTCGTATATACATTATTAATTGAATTATCAAATAGTGTTTTTAATGTTGAAAAAGATGTGTCTGTTTGAATTTTCGTATATACATTATTAATTGAATTATCAAATTGTGTTTTTAGAACAAACGACGTATCTGTTTGAATCTTCGTATATACATTATTAATGGAAGCATCAAATAATGTTTTTAGAACGAACGACGTATCTGTTTGAATCTTCGTATATACATTATTAATTGAATTATCAAATAGTGTTTTTAGAACAAACGACGTATCTGTTTGAATCTTTGTATATACATTATTAATGGAATTATCAAATAATGTTTTTAGAACTATAAACGATGTATCTGTTTGAATTTTCGTATATACATTATTAATGGAATTATCAAATAATGTTTTTAGAACTATAAACGATGTATCTGTTTGAATCTTTGTATATACATTATTAATGGAATTATCAAATAATGTTTTTAGAACAAACGATGTATCTGTTTGAATCTTCGTATATACATTATTAATTGAATTATCAAATAGTGTTTTTAGAACAAACGACGTGTCTGTTTGAATCTTCGTATATACATTATTGATTGAATTATCAAATAGTGTTTTTAGAACAAACGACGTGTCTGTTTGAATCTTCGTATATACATTATTGATTGAATTATCAAATAATGTTTTTAAAACTACGAACGATGTGTCTGTTTGAATCTTCGTATATACATTATTGATTGAAGCATCAAATAATGTTTTTAATGTTGAAAAAGATGTGTCTGTTTGAATTTTCGTATATACATTATTTATTGAATTATCAAACGAAGTTTTTAATACAAAAGACGCGTCTGTTTGATTTTTGGTATATACATTACCTAATGAAGCATTATCAAATGTTGTTTTTAATACAAATGATGCGTCTGTTTGATTTTTGGTATATACATTATTTATTGAATTATCAAATAGTGTTTTTAGAACAAACGACGCATCTGTTTGATTTTTGGTATATACATTACCTAATGAAGCATTATCAAATGTTGTTTTTAATACAAATGATGCGTCTGTTTGATTTTTGGTATATACATTATTTATTGAATTATCAAACAAAGTTTTTAATACAAATGATGCATCTGTTTGATTTTTGGTATATACATTACCAGCTAAAGCAGAAGATTCGAATGTTGATTTTAATACGAACGACGTGTCTGTTTGAATCTTCGTATATACATTATTGATTGAATTATCAAATAGTGTTTTTATAACTACAAACGACATGTCTGTTTGATTTTTGGTATATACATTATTGATTGAATTATCAAATAGTGTTTTTAATACAAAAGACGCGTCTGTTTGATTTTTGGTATATACATTACCTAATGAAGCATTATCAAATGTTGTTTTTAATACAAATGATGCGTCTGTTTGATTTTTGGTATATACATTATTGATTGAATTATCAAATAGTGTTTTTAATACAACAAATGATGTATCTGTTTGAATCTTCGTATATACATTATTGATTGAATTATCAAATAGTGTTTTTAGAACAAACGATGTGTCTGTTTGATTTTTTGTATATACATTATTTATTGAATTATCAAATAGTGTTTTTAGAACAAACGATGTGTCTGTTTGAATCTTCGTATATACATTATTAATGGAAGCATCAAATAATGTTTTTGTTATGACGCTTATACCACCAACTTTTAATGAACCACTAACGTCTAAATTATTATTAACGCTTAAATCGTGTAACGTGACTTTTCCTGTAAAAGCAGGATTAGCTATATTAGCTTTTAAATTTAATGATACGTCTGTTTGGTTAATAGTATATACATTATTAATGGAAGCATCAAATAATGTTTTTGTTATGACGCTTATACCACCAACTTTTAATGAACCACTAACATCCAAATTAGCATTAACGCTTAGATCTTGTACTATAGTTTTTCCTACAACTCTTAATGAATTACTTATATCCACATTTTGAAATGACATATCCAGCATATTTTGTGTATTACCACCAATTAAATTTTCTAAAGTATATGAAGACGCTCCTTTTTTGAAGAAAATATTATTATTATTAGCAACTTCTAAAATCAAATCTTTTCCATCGTTAGGAGAAATTTTAAGATTTTGTCCGTTATTAGATCGTATAATATTTACATTAAGATTACTAATATCCACATTTCGGAATGATAAATCTAATGTTCTTAATTGTTCTATGTTATAATACGATTGAAATGATACATCTAAAGCAACTTTATTATTTCCAATATATAAATCTCCACCTGAAAGAGTCCATTTTTTACTACCATAATTAATAGAAGCAATATTATCAATCGTATTAAATCTAATATTTACAGAACTAGTATCATAATTACCTAATATTAACTCTTTCAAATAAATTGGTGTATTCGTATTTTGTAATGTTTGAATATCATTACTTAAATTAGGTAAATTAGGTATTGCATCTGGGTTAATAGTAATAGGAGCCATATATTAATATATTAGATTACAATAATTTATATTAAATTTAATTATTGTAATTCTTTTGATTCTTTAATTAAAAAAGGGATCATAAGGGATATATCCCTTAATTTTGTAAAAAGTTATTAAAAAAGGGATCATAAGGGATATAACCCTTAATTTTGTAAAGAGTTATAAAAAAAAGGTTCATAAGGATCCCTTAATTTTATAAAAAAGGTTCATAAGGATCCCTTAATTTTGCATAGAACAAAGTTTTTTATTAATAATACTTAATTGATTATATATATTGTATATGTCTTCGTGAAGTATATAAATATTTTCTTCACAAAATTGTATATTAGAATTAGCAACAACAATATCCGATTTTACATAATTATTATTACTAAAAATTTCACCAATGACATTATCATTTTTTTTTACAACATTATTACTAATCTCATTAGTAATTTCATTAATATTATTTTCAATAGTATTGAATTTTTCATTATTTAATAATTGAATTGTGGAAAACGTTTCACGGAATTCTTCATCTAATTTAGCAATAGTGCTTTCTAGCAACTCTATTTTCTCATGATTATAATTAATATTGGAATTCGCAATAAGTATATCCCCTTTTATAAGTGAATTCATAGAATAAAACTCATTTTTTGTGAGCAATAAGTCATTGCTTAGATCAACGATTTTACTTAATAAAATTGTATTATTATATGAATTATCTAAACCATTGTTTAAACCATTGTTAAATGATAAATCACGTAATTTATTGTTTATAAAACTGAGATCTGTTATAATAGATTCTATATTTGATTCAATAGTATTAATTTTTTCATTAGTTAATATTTGAAAAGTAGAAAATGTATTCAAAAATTCTTCGTCTAATTTAGCAATAGTGCTTTCTAGTAACTCTATTTTCTCATGATTATAATTAATATTGGTATTCGCAATAAGTATATCCCCTTTTATAAGAGAATTCATTGAATAAAACTCATTTTTTGTATTTAATAAGTCATTGCTTAGATCAACGATTCTACTTAGCAAAATTGTATTATCTAAACCATTGTTTAAACCATTATTAAATGATAAATCACGTAATTTATTGTTTATAAAACTTAAATCTGTTATAATAGATTCTATTTTTGTTTCAATAGTATTAATTTTTTCATTAGTTAATAGTTTAAAACTATAAAATGTATTATTCACTTCATCCTCTAATTTAGCAATAGTGCTTTCCAGCAATACTATTTTCTCATGATTATAATTAATATTGGAATTCGCAATATTTACATCCCCTTTTATAAGAGAATTCATTAAAAAAAACTCATTTTTTGTGGTCAATAAGTCATTGCTTAGATCAACTATTTTACTTAGCAAAATAGTATTATTATATGAATTATCAAAACCATTATTAAATGATAAATCACGTATTTTATTATTTATAAAACTAAGATCTGTTATAATAGATTCTATTTTTATTTCAATAACGTTAATTTTTACATTAGTATTTGAAATATCATATTTTAAAAGATTGTAATTATTATATAATGTATGAATATCTAGTTGAATATTTGAAATATCTAGTTGAATATTTGAAATATCTAATTTAGTATTTGATGTATCATTAATTATAGTATTAATACTATTCAATAGCTTACCTATTATACTAATATTTGTATTAGAAAAATCATTTAATATAGTTGGACTGATTAAGATATTATAAAAATTAGAGCTTAAATCGTAAAAATCAGAGTTTAAATCGGAAAAATTAGCGCTTAAATCGTAAAAATTAGCGCTTAAATCGTAAAAATTAGAGCTTAGATCACTAATTAATTTTAAAATTGTATCAGTATTTAAATCAAAATTTCCAGATATTTCAATAGTATGTAATCTTTCTTTTAAATTATTAATCTCGTTCGTAAGGTTATAAATACCTTTCTTACCGATGTATTTATATACAGTGATAACGGGTTTATTGGTATTATTAATATTATAAATTCCTTGCTCTGCTAAATTATTGAAATCGGGAAAAAATAATATACCGTTTGTATAATTATATATCCAATTGCCTCCTGTATTTCCAAATGGTAAATTATGTAAATTAGATGACTGTTGTAATGAATTTTCTGTATAAATTTCATATAAATATGGTAATGTTAGAGCATAACCATTTGCAACATCATAATATGATTTGTAGTTATATTGTAATGAATCTTCTAATATATTATTTGAATTCGTATCTAATTTAAACCAAGAAGCTCCATAATTGGAATTTTCAGTTGTGTATGTTTGTTCTAATTTTAAATATTTAAATCTTCTTATTGTTCCAGTGCTATCATCAACAATACTACAACTGCTTTTATTATTATTATTATTATTATTATTATTATTATAATTAACAAAATCTGTTTCTAATAATCCTATTTCACTTACATCTCTTACATTACCACATATATCAAAATCTGGATATTGTGGAATATTTTCTAATAATATTGATTCGCTTAACGTATAAGTATTGAATTTAGTATATAATTCTTCATAATAACTTTTTTTTTCGGAAGTGCATGGAAATCCAAATGCTTGTTTAAGTAATATATCTATTTTTTCACTATTATCAAAATTTTGTGTATCACCCATAAATACTATTATAAATACTATTATACATAAATATAATAGTTTGAGACATATAGAATAAATTATTTTAATATAAAAATTTTTTTATATTGTAAAGTAATGTTAAAATATTTGACAGATTTATATGATAAGAATAATTTACCAAATTTGTTATTATATGGAAATAATTTAATTGGCAAAAAAACGTTATTGGAAGAATTATTAATGTATATTTATAAAAATTATGAAAATATTGAAAATAATACACTAATATTAAACTGTAGTTTGGGAAAAGGAAATATCAAATTTATACGAGAGAATCTGCGATTTTTCGCAAATACAATAACGCATAAAAATATTTGTAATTTTAAATCAATCATTTTATTAAATGCGGATAAATTAACGCTTGATGCTCAATCGGCGTTACGTAGATCAATTGAAATCTACAGTCACACTAAATTTTTCATTATAACAGATAATAAATCAAAAATTATTAAACCAATATTATCAAGATTCAGTGAAATTTATTGTAATGAAAAAAATATGTCAGCTATTTATAAATCATTAAATAAAATAAATAATACTATAAATACTAAATTTTATAATAAACTTTCTATAATAATAAAAGAACTAGATAAAGCGTTAATTGATGAAGCAATAATTGAAAAAACTATAATAAATGAAGAATCGCTTAATAAATTATTACTTGATTACAGTTCATTTATATATAATAAGGGCATAAGTGCCAATAACTTATTAGATTATTTTAAAAATAAAAGCAATTTCAAATCAGATTATTCTAAATTTATATTTGTTTTTGATATTTATAAGAGAGAAGTTCGTGTAGAAGAATATTTAATATTTATAATACTATATTTTTATAGCCATAATTGTATAATAGATTATGCCTTATTTAATGTTATTTAGATTAAAAAAATGTTTTAAAAATTATAATATTTAGTTAAAATATTATTTATATAAAATTATAATATTTAGTTTAAATATTATATAAAAAATAAAATACAATCTTATAAATATGGATGATTATAATTTATCAACAATAATTGAATCAAAAAATGAATGGTGTGCCAGATTGACAAATACTTTAACACCATGTATTATAGAGGGTTTGAGATCTGTTTTTTCCGAAGCATATAATGTATGTAAGGAAAATGACGAAGAATCAAAATATTTAATGACATTTCAAAATTTTTTAAATAATATTCCAAAATGGAGTTCCGAAATTGTTGAAACTGAGAAGCAGAGAATAATTACATCAAGTGCTTGTAATTATTTAGAAGATTTATTGTCATGCGTCCATATTACACAATTGAAATCGCTGACATCTACAAGGGTTGGACTAAAACAAAAAAAAATTAATATTGATATTCCTGATTTAGGTAAATTTATACATAGAACATACATTAATGTTGCCAGAAAAGTATATGTAAATATATATTTATTTGAAAAGGATATAAAACCATTACAAATACAGAAAAATAACAGAGAACTAGAATTAATAATTAAAGAATGTATTTTGAATACAATTAGAGAGAGTATCCCTATAGAACATATATTACAAATGTATTTGGACGAAACTCAAGAAACGGATGTGGAAGTAGAAGAGAAAAAAGAGTTGATTCCAGATAAGGAAGCTATTGAAAAAAATAAAAAATTAAAAGAGAAAAAAGAATTAGAAAAAATTAAAAAGGAAACAATAGAACAATTAAAAGAGGAAAGTAAGACGAATGTGATGAAGGCTATTAAAAACGCAAATAAAGATTTGAATGAAGACAATTTAGAAAAACATAAATTAGAAAAGCTTGAATCATCTAAAAAAGAACTTTCAGATTCTGAATCAGAAAAAGGAAGCAATAGTGCCTCTGAAAACGATACTGACAATGAAGAAGATTTTAAATTGAAGATAGATAAGAAGAGCATAAGTAACGATGAATTAAAAATACAAACTATAGATGATGACCCTGATAAATTAAATTTAGACATTTTAGATTTAAAACCATTTTCAGATGACGAAGCTATTACTTTAGACATAGAAGAATTAAAATAGTGTAATTAACATAGTGAATTCGTTCCATATATATAATTCATTTGTTTTATTATATAAAAATGAATTATATCATACCTTCTTTAACAATAAGCATTTTATATATGATTTATAAGATAATAGATATGAAATATATAACAAAAGAAGAAAAATCATTAAAAAATATAACAAAAGATAGTTTAGTAGTATTTTTATGCGGAATACTATCTTTGTTTGTTTTGGATCAATTAAATATTAATCAATTAATAGGTAATTCAAAAGATGCCCTAAGTGCTTTTACAAATGATCCTGATTTTTAGATATTTACTTTATTATAATTTATCATATTATAAATTTTACGATTTAATAAAATTTATAATAATAATTTTTCTATACCATTATTGGTAATTCATCAATATTAAATATTGCTTCAGGATTATTTATTTTCTTTTTGCCAATTTGATATTTTTCAAAAACAGGTTTTTTTAATACATTTTGTGGAGTATGTTTATGAACTATTCGTGCTATCATTTTATATAATTTGAAATCAGGGTATCTCTCTGAACCATCGTTTTTATATAATATATTTTTATTTTTGTCATCAAAAACCCATTCAATCATCACTTTTTTAATTGGAGATTTTAATTTTTTAATATCATCTAAATCATCAATAAAATAGTCAAATAAACTACAACCAAGACGACATAAATCAAAACTATAATTTGGGTCTAGACGTGGTTTATCTTCATTTAAATAAGGTTCGCAATTGTATTGTGTTGAAGCGTCACCATCTTCCGAATAACTATCACTACATATGAATTTATTTTTGAATTTGTAAATAGCTCTCCCAAAATCAATTATTTTATATATTTTTCCAAATGTAGGCACTTTATAATGCTGGTTATTGAATTTATAATATAAATATTTCTTTTCGGTTGTTACATATACAATATTATTTGTATGTAAATCATTATGTGTAAAATGGAACACTTTTTGATAGGTGATTAAAGTGAATAAAATTTGTAATATTATTGCCTCCCATTCATTATCTTTGATTTTTTTACTTAATATATAAGAGTCTAATGTATTTTCACAACACTCTAATATAATCATTTCAACTGGAAATTTATCAATAGAACAAAAAATTTCTTCTTCGTCACCGCTTTCTTCGCTACTTGAAACATCTGATTGGCCTGATTCGGTTGATTCGCTTTCAAAAGATTCAGTATTGGATGAACGAGAAGAACAAGAAGAGCTTGATTTATTTGTTTCATTTTTGCTTGTGTTATGATTACTTGATTCTTTTTCTATAGTCAAATTTTCATAAGTTAATTCTAACCTGTCTTTAAGTTCATTTTTATTGTCTTTATCGCAGACTTCTTTAAGTTCATTTTTATTGTCTTTATCGCAGACTTCTTTAAGTTCATTTTTATTGTCTTTTAAATCGTCAATTTCTAAATCGCATATATTTAATTCACTTAAATCATTAAATAATAGTGGTTTTCTATTTTTTTTGGTGCTACTGAAAAAATTTCTTAATTTTTCATTATCATCAAATACGAATAAGCTGTTTTTATGTTTATGAAAATAGTCTGATTCATTTAGATACTCTAAATCTTCTGAAACATCTATTTTGAATTTATTTTTTATTCCTAAAAATGCTCCATAATAATTTAATCCATTATGAAAACTATAATTATTTAATAAACAACTAGAGAGAAAAGAGAAAAAACCATCTATGTATGCCGAATTATTAGGGTCTAATATTTTCTTGTATTTTTTTTGATATTCTAAATCATTTAAATCTGAAAATTTAGGTATTTCTAAAATATTAGAACTATTATCATATTTACCAATCATATATTTTACAGGGTCAATGAGAGGGCTAAATTTGACAAACACAGATTTATTGAATTTATTATTACATATATCAGAAATCTCTCCTAAAAATTTATTATAATTGACTTTTTCTAATATATTTTCTATTTTGTATTTATTGTTTAAATTAATAGCATTAAAATTATTGTTATTTAAATTGAAAAAATTATTGTATAATGGAATATAGTTTTGCACACTTTCTATATCTAAAAATTCGTTCTTGTTAATACTTTCAAAAAGAACTTTGTTATTATTTTTCCTATAGTTTAATTCCATTTAATAAATAAATAATACTTATTTTTCTAATTTATAACACAAATAATTATTAATTTGTTTATAATATTTTTTTGATTTAATTATTTGTTATAATTATTTGTTTTATTAGTTTAAATGTTATAATCTTTAATATTAATATTTAGCAATAATGACATTAGAATTAAAAAAATTTGATATAAAATCAATCAGTTTCAGACCCGATGAAAACAAGGGTCCCGTGATCGTATTAATTGGTCGCCGTGATACTGGTAAATCATATTTGGTGAGAGATCTTCTTTATTATCATCAAGATATACCAATTGGAACTGTTATCAGTGGAACTGAAGCAGGTAATGGCTTTTATGCCGAACATGTGCCTAAACTCTTTATTCATGACGAATATAACACCGCTATTATAGAGAATATTTTGAAAAGACAAAGAACCGTAATGAAACAAATCAAAAAAGAAGTAGAAGTTTATAAGAAATCAAATATTGACCCACGTGCTTTTGTTATATTGGATGATTGTTTATATGACGCTACTTGGACTAAAGATAAGATGATGCGTCTCCTATTTATGAATGGGCGTCACTGGAAGGTGATGTTGGTCATCACGATGCAATATCCGTTGGGTATTCCTCCCAACCTCCGTACAAACATAGATTATGTTTTTATCCTACGGGAACCATACATAGCTAATAGACGCCGTATTTATGAGAATTATGCGGGTATGTTTCCCACTTTTGAGAGCTTTTGCCAAGTAATGGATCAATGCACTGAAAATTATGAGTGTTTAGTCATAAATAATAATTCCAAATCTAATAAATTACACGACCAAATATTTTGGTATAAAGCAGACCATCATAAGACATTCAAATTAGGCTCAAAAGAGTTCTGGGAAATTAGCAAAACGTTGAACTCGGATGATGAAGAAGAAATGTATGACCCGAATATAAGAGATAAGAAAAAGGGACCGAAAATTAATGTGAGGAAGAGTAAGTGGTAGGGTAGGGGGATATATCCCCCTTACCCCCTTTAGGGGGATTAATCCCCCATACCCCCTTTTTCTAAAGGTATATAGGTATATTTTGGTTATATAATTTTTGTTTCATAATTATATAAACACTACTTATTTTATAATAAACAGTAATTATTTTACTCCTCCAGCTGCGCTAGCAAAAAAATACACGTAGTGGCGGTAATAATATTCACAAATATTTTCTAAATATCAATACCTTTAAATCATTAGAAAAATATTTTATGAATAGTAATGATTTTGCAACTGTAGCTACAGTCGCAAAAAAGTAGTCACATTAAGAGTATTAGAAAAAAAATTAACTCAATAATATTGACTCCTTATTTATGTCCTTTTAATATATATATATATTATAAAAACATGTCTTGGTTTTGTATAATATTATAAAAAATTGATTATAAAAATATTTATAATTATTAAATTATTGAATTGTTGAATTGTTGAATTATTAAATTATTGAATTGTTGAATTGTTGAATTGTTGAATTGTTGAATTGTTAAAAATGGATCTTTATATAAAAAATTTTGAAGATTTGTTGCATTTAACAAATAAAAAAGATAATTTAATCAGATTTTTAAAGAAAAACTATAAAGAAAACACACATTATATTATTGTTAAAAAAGATGATACATTAAAAAACAAATCACAGCGGGGTGGTCATAACAAAATAACTTATATGCTTACAGAACAAGCATTTAATCTAATGAAAAACACATACAATCTGCGTATTAAATATTTTACCGATGAAAGCGATTTGATTAAGAGCATCAATATATGCATGTGTATTGAAAATCAAACGATTGGCTTCATAGAAAATTCATACAAGAGTATAATAAATATGAAGAGACAATATAGTATTGGAAAATACAGAATAGACTTATATTTTATAGACCACAAAATTGCGATTGAATGCGATGAGAATAATCACGGAGATCGTGATCCTATATATGAAAAAAAACGTGAAGACTATATAAAATCATTAGGTAATACAATCATTAGGTTTAATCCTAATGAAAAGAACTTTGATTTATCAAATGTTTTAAGAGAGATCAACACAATTTTATTTAATAATTTTGCAACTGTAGCTACATTTGCAAAAAAAGAGGTAGGGAAGGTAATAATTTAAAATATTATATAAACACTACTTATTTTAGTTTGCTTATATAATTTTTGGTTATACCTTTTATAAAGGTATTTTTGCTTATATAATTTTTGGTTATACCTTTTATAAAGGTATTTTTGCTTATATAATTTTGAAACTAAATTATATAAATAAACTACTTAAAGATTTTTTGATATATTAAATTATATTATAAAAACAGATGACTTCTCTCGATATTGTTGATTTAATTATGAATAATCCTATTACTAAACTTACTGACAGCAACAATAATAAATTATTAGAAAAAGTAAAAAATAGTTTCACAGAAATGGAACAACAATTATTTATATCCAGTTTTTATACTTATTTAAATTATGATAAATCAAGTGATTTTATTGTGGATTTAGATTTTATTTGGAAATGGTTAGGATTTACTAGAAAATTCAATGCAACTAGTTGTTTGCTAAATAATTTTATATTAAACAAAGATTATAGTCAATCTTATATATTAAACAGTAATGATTTTGCTACAGCAGCTGCTGTATCAAAAAAAAAAGGTAGTGGCGGTCATAATTCTGACAAATATTATCTAAATATTAAGACCTTTAAATCTTTATGTTTAAAAGCACAAACAAAAAAAGCAGATGAAATTCATGAATATTATATTAAATTAGAAGAATTAATTCATGAAGTATTAGAAGAAGAAGCGACAGAAATGAAAAATAAATTATTAATTAAAGACAACGAATTATTAATTAAAAACAACGAATTATTAGAAAAAGATAATTTAATTAAAAATGCTAGGCAAGACAAATTTAAAACAATTGAAAAAACGCTAATCTCTCAATTTCCTGTTAATAGTGAATGTATTTATTTTGGAACAATTGATAATTGTAATAGTAAAGGCGAAAAATTAATAAAATTCGGTCATAGCAACAATCTTAATATAAGAGTTCAAGACCATCATAAAACATATGAAAACTTTATTCTTCGTGATGCTTTCAAAGTTCATAATAGACAAGAAATTGAGAATGCGATTAAAACACATCCTAAAATCAAAAATCATATACGCACTATTGAAGTAAATGAGAAAAATAAAAATGAAATAATAGCTTATGATGAAACTAATTTCACTATTTTACGTCTATCAACATATATAAAAAATATAATTGCCGAAAAAACATATAGTGTTGAAAATTTCAATAAATTAGTAGAAGAAAATACAATTTATAAAGCAAGTATTGAGAGATTAAGTGATGAAAATGAAAAAATAAAGATTCTAAATAATGAATATAAAGAGAAGCTAGATAAATTAGAATTATCTCTCAAAAATATTACAACAACTTATGAAATTAATCTAAATAATCTAAACAATGAAAAAGATGATGTAAATAATAATGAGAAAGATGGAAATGAAAAAGATGAAAAAAATGACAATATTTATGCGATAGATGTAAAACTAAAAAATAAGTTTGATAAATTTATAAATGAATGCTGTATTATTCGTAATGATGTAGAAGTAGATTCTATAACAATTACAGGACAATTTAGAATTTTTAATAGAGAGAAACCCACAAAATTATTATTTGAAACATTTAATAAATATATGAGAACACGATTTTTAGCATGTCGCTTAAAAAATCAAAATAAAAACCAAATAGTTCATGGATTTAAAGGTATTAAATTAATAGAAGTCGCCTATAATAAACAATACAGTTCAAATGAAGTTGAAAATTTTTTGTTTGAAAATTGTGTTTTCTCTCCAAATGGTCGTGCTTCAACCAATAAAATTGTAGAAGAATTCATAAATTATAAAAACAATATTAATTTATTAATCAATAATAATGAGGACAAAGACATGAAAAACTATTTAAAAAATTGTAAGTATATTGTAGGTGGGCCAATACGATTACATAATATAGATGCTACTTTTGAAGGTTATTATGGAATCTCTCTAAAAAATGAATTATCTACCGAACGTTCAGCTGGTTCAACAGCAAAGAAAGTTGAAAAAATAGATGCTACTAGCAAAAGTGTATTAAATAGTTGGCCTACCATAGCAAAAGCAGCAATAGATGAAGGATTCTCTCCAGCAAAAATGAGCCGAGCAATCAAAAATAATACTTTAATTAATAATGCGTATTATAGGGGGATTAATCCCCCAAACCCCCTTTTATACCTTTAGGAGGGGGATTAATCCCCCATACCCCCTTTTATACCTTTAGGAGGGGGATTAATCCCCCATACCCCCTTTTTCTAAAGGTATATAGGTATTTTTTTGTTATACCTTTTCTAGGGGTTATATCTCACTAGAAAAGGAGGTAAGGAGATCCCCCTAGAAAAGGTATTTTATTTTATTTGATTTTTTTTTATTGTGTTATATTATAAAAATGGCTCGTAAACGAACTTTAGGAAAAAAGCGAAAATCATTAAAATCACGAAATAAAAAGCGTGGAAAGACTTACCGAAAAATGAGAAGAATGAGGGGGGGGGGTAATTTAGAATCCGAATTTAATGCTGGCTTAAAAAACAACGCAATTACAGAATATGATAAATATAAAAATCCTTTTATTAATATAAAAGAAACCATAACAATAGATGAATTTGAACGTTTGAAAAATTTAGCATTTAATGGATATGAAACGCAAGTTAGGGGCTTAACGCCTGAAAACTATAATCAATATTTTATGAGATTGTTTAATGTTGGCACCAACATGCCTCAATCTATAAAAAGATATACACCCTAATCTAAAAATATTCAATTCTAATTTACATAGAAATAGCAATTTTGGTTATACCTTTTCTAGGGGGATATATCCCCCATACCCCCTTTATATTTTGGCTATACCTTTCCTAAAGGTATAATAAGGTATAATAAATAATATCACTATAGTATATAAATATGGAAAATAAAGATTCAACAGACGTTTTAAATGAACTTTTACTTAAATTATATAATAAAAATATTAAAGAATATAAAAGTCTGAGCGAAGCAGATAAAACAAAATATCTACAAACCGAATTAAAAAAAATTGGCATTATATTTTCAAAAGATTCAGAAGAAATTTTAACATTATTAAAATTAAAGAAATTAACAGATGAAATGAATGAAAATATAACAACTATTCATGATAGTATTATATATTCAAACAATCAAAGTAAATTATCTAGATTGCACAATAATATAACCAAAATATTTTCAACCACTCAAGCTTTAGAAGAAAATATACAAAAATTTAAGATATATATATCAAGTATAGAAAAGATTTTCATAAAAAAAATAAATAAAATTAGACAAAATAAAGGTTCTAAAAAAACAAAGACTGAAAAATCAGTGACCGAAAAAACAAAGACCCGAAAAGCATCAGTTCGTATTAAAAGTTAATAAAAAAAAGTATATAAATATAAAAAAATTGAAATTTTTATATTTACAAAATAAATTATATATTATTTAATATCTGATTTAGCTTTAGGTCTTCAATATGTCTAAATTTAGATTAAAACAAAGTAAAGGATCAAAAAAAGATTTAGATTTAGAAAATATGTATATACCGCTAGAATCGCTAAACATGTTTCCACCATTAATAACGAACACACTTTCACCGCCAATTTTTATACTAAATAAAGATTTATCACATCATAAAGATTTATCACATCATAAAGATTTATCACATCATAAAGATTTATCACATCATAAAGATTTATCACATCATAAAGATTTATCACCCTCAGTAGCTAAATTCTTTAATGACGCACAAGTTTTGATTAAATTAAGTTAAATTATTTTAATTATATAAATATTCTAAAAAATTTTAAATATTTTAAAAATAAAGTAATCATCTTTAGACACCTCTATCTAGCACTTATTTTTTGTCGCTCTAAAATTTCGCTTAATCCATGATCGTTCTTTTCTTGTTTTCCTACAATTACATCTTCAGAATCAAATAGTTCTTTTCGCAAATCAGCCGTAGATACGTCATCGTTTGTAGAATCGCCAAATAATAAATTCTTACCAGGAACATCCATTCTATCCGCATTTATTAAATTACCTTCTTCATCAATAGTTTGCATTAATTTATTTCCTTCTTTTTCAGCTTTAGCAATATTTTCCCGAATAGCTTTTTGCTTACTTTCTTTTACACGTTGTTTAAATTGCTCTTTAGACACCTCATCATTTTTCTTCTTTTGAGCCATTAATTCGTTTAATTCATTTTCTAAATACTCAACACGACCCGTTTTATATGCTTCAGGATGAAAGGGCATCCACATACCTACTGGACCAACATATACATCGTGATTTGGATCAGCTTCTCTCAACATTTTACATCTCATTTCTGCTTCTTCTTGCGAACCAAATACGCCTCTAACTTTAATACCTCGTGTATTTGTTTGAAATTCATGTAACTCATTATATTCTTTTTGTAATTGTTCTTCTTTAGTATCAATAAATGATTTATATTCATCATTTAAACTAGTTAAAAATAAATTATCTTTCTCTTCTTCAACAAATTCTTCCATATCTTTAGTGAGTTTATTGAAATCTAAATTATATTTATATGCTAAAAAATTTAGAAAATGGGTATATTTTTCAAAAGTTTTTTTAAATTCAAACGTCTTTAGGAATTTTTCAAAAAAAAACATCTCTTTATTTTTTATATGTTCCTCAGGTGATATAAAACTTAAACAAGCATATTTTTGTCCGCTGATTGGTTTATCTTCGTCCAATAAATCTATATATTTAGCATTTTCTAAATTAGATTCAGCTTTTTCTTTAGATTTAGAAGATTTTTTAGAAGACATTTTATAAAAATATAGTAGATTATAATTTTAAGTATTTTATTTAAAGATTATATTAATAAAGTATTATTATTATTATTTATTAATATAATCTTTAAAGAAAATATTAATAAAGAAAATATTAATAAAGAAAATAACAATAATAAAGAAAATAATTAAGTAAAATTTTTTATTTTTTTCTTGTTTATTAATATAAACAAAATGAATTTCAGTATGGGCGAATTAGTCAAAAGAGCTGTAAAATATTTAGTTGAAGGTTTAATGGTTGCTATTGTTGCTTTTGTTATTCCACAAAAGCCACTCAAACTTGAAGAAATTGCCATTATTGCTTTAATGGCCGCTGCTACATTCTCAATTTTAGATACATTTGTTCCAACAATGGGTGTTAGTGCTAGATCGGGAGCTGGTTTTGGTATTGGTGCTAATCTTGTCGGTTTCCCTCGTATGGGCTAAACCATATAAGAGGCTAAAATAAAATAACATAAAATAACATAACATAATATTTATAAATATATAATTAAAATAATAATTATATATTTATAGCTTGTTGTTATAGCCAAAAAAAATTGAATTCGTTGTTTTTATCTTTATTTATGATACATACACAAAAACCAATACAATGTCGTATGATGAGCTATATGCCATGACTTATTTTTATAAGCTTCCATATGAGATAATTGACTATATCAGGTCAATTAACTACATATGGGCTATAGAATATATCTCTAAAATGAGATATAAGCGATTGGTTAAAGCTATGAGAAGAGCATTTAATGTTGGTATTTTGAGATATGAATTTCAAACCAACATGGGTGATTGGTATATCTCTTACAAGAAGAAGATTTTCAAGACACAAGATGTTTTTAACGTGCTTACTGAATGTAAGTGTTGCGAAAGACATCAAGTTGGCAAACCCAAAAAATTTGTTGAGTTAGTCGAACCAGAGCCTAAACACTGTGATAAAAAGTTTAACACATGTGTTTGTTCTTGTAGACACATTTGCCGGCATTTATGCCGTAAAATTGATACTCAACAAAAACCTGAATTTCATCTTCTCTTTTATCGCCATATAAATAGATGGGGAGGTGTAGATAGTTGAAATTAAAAACCCAAAAAAAATAAAAAATAGATTATATAGGGGGATTAATCCCCCTTACCCCCTTTTTTTAACATTTGGCTATACCTTTCCTAAAGGTATATTCTAAAGGTATATTCTAAAGGTATATTATGAATATGCTAAGACCAACAATAGGTATTTTAGCAACCCCTTTTATAAAAAATAATGAATCACAAGAAATTTTCTTAGCGGAAGAGTTTATAAAACTTTTTAAAAAAAACGGAATAGATCATGTTATACTTCCATATACTATGAAAAAAACCGAATTAGACAAAATAATATATAATTTAGATGGTCTATTATTTCCAGGAAGTCAATTAGGTAATTTTTATAATAATAAATACATACAAAAACATTTTAGAATACAAAAATACTTAATACAAAAAGCAAAAACAATAAATAACAATAAAAGACCATTTCCTATTATAGGAATGTGTCATGGTTATGAAAATATGATTTTAGCAGAAAAAAATTATAATATAACAAATAAAAATATTAAAAAAGTTTTCATAAATGTAGAGGCATATCCTAATTATAAAACTAATCCAACATTTATAAAAACAAAATTAGGTAACTCATTCAAGAAGAATTTTCATAGAACTAAAAAATTAATAAATAATCATTCTTTAGCAGTAGAATCAAAAAACAAAATAGGCGATTCTTTAGCAGTAGAATCAAAAAACAAAATAGGCGATTCTTTAGCAGTAGAATCAAAAAACAAAATAGGCGATTCTTTAGCAGTAGAATCAAAAAACAAAATAGGCGATTATATAATTATAGCAACAAGTTTAGATAAAAATAATAAAGCATTTATTGAAATCATAAAACATAAAACATATCCATTTTTCGGTTTTCAAGGACATCCAGAAAGAAGTAGTCAAGAAATGATAAATCCTTTTCTAAGTGTTGTAAAAAACAGTTTTAGAAAACGCAATAAAACAAGAAAAGTAAATATAAAAATATTGGAATCTAGAAGAGTTTTATGTAGAAAATATAATTTAGCAAATAAAACTAGTAAAAGGAAATGTTTATTTTATAAAGTTTAAAATCTTATTTTTTCTTATGTTTATTTTTAATAGATTTTTTAATATTTTTTATATTTTTTATTTTATTACAACTTTTCGTTTTTTTATAATCATATTTGGGTATATATCTAAAAAAATTTATATTATATATTTTGGAATCTTTAGAAAGTTCTTTATTTTTTACTTTGGTATATATTTTAGATTTTTCTTCCCTAATATCTTCCAACGACTTTTGTTTCCCATAACATAAAGCACTAAATCTTCGCAATAAACCTTTTTGTTGAAGGCGATTCTTTGATTGAACTTTGAATAAATATTCAGCAATACATAATAATCTATTTTCATCATAATAAGGTCTATCAGCGTATATAAATATTAGATAAAAGCTCAAAATTGTATCTATTGTTGCTACTTTAATCTTTTGCCCGTTAATATTTATTATATTATAATTATGACAAGAATCCGTTTTATATATAAATGCGATAACATCTTTATTTACAGTAATTTCAAAATGTATATCTACATATTCTCCTATAGCTGGTTTCTTCGTAATTTTTACATTAGGATAACCTTCATATTGTAATTGTTCTTTCAAAATAATAGCACTAGATTCAGGGTCTTCACTTAATACATCAAAATCAGGTATATTAGAAATTTGCTTCCTTTCTTTATATGGCATATATTTGCTATATAATGTAGAAGCATATCCACCAAAAAATACTAAGCCTTGATTAATAAATGAATTTCTAGTTATTTCGTATATCGCATTTTGCTCTTCTATTGAACCCTCATATGTTCTTTGAAAATCTTGGGTCTTACACGAATGTCCTTTTAAAGGGAAATTCTTATTTAATAGAATAATCCGCTTCAATACTTTTTCCCACCTACTAACATCACCCATTGGTCGTGATAATTCTTGATACATCGCCATACGCAAATAATTAGGAGGGCAATAATTTATAGCATTCACTTTTATTGCTTTCTTTAAAATATTTTTAAATAAATAGTTATCCATATAAGTAATATCTGCAATAGGTATAAAATTTATAAAGATTTTATACGTTCCTGTATGAACGCTTGATTTAGCTTCTACTTCTTCGTATCCAGCTTTATAATATATATTTGCTAAATCTCTCGCATATTCCATTGCATATGGTGAAAAAAAATCATAATCAGGAATTTCAATATTTTTATTATAAAATCTATCGTTTTCTGGTAATATATTATTTACAGCGGTTCCGCCATAACATAACGTTTTATGTGTTCTCAAGAATCTCTCTAAAATATCTATAATATTTTTCATACTTTCCGATTGAACTAATTTTTTACCAATTATAGCAGTCGCATTATCTACCGCATTTCTTAAAATGGATAATTCTTTTTCTTCAAAAGTATTCATTATATTATATAACTATTTTAATATTATCTATAAAAATAGTTATAAAATAAAGTTTTTTTAATTACATTACTCTTTCGGTTTTGAACCGCCTTATTGTCCTATACTTATGTTGGACTAATACTTATGTTGGACTAATACTTATGTTGGACTAATACTTATTCCACTTGTTGTCGCAGTTAATGATGCAGCACTTAAATTTAATAATGTAGATGCTTTTATTTTCCAAGAAAAATTACCGTTATCTAAAAATAGTTTATTGTATCCTAACAAATTATTATCCAAATTTTGATGTTTCATACATATTGCTTGACATCCATGATTATGAGAAATTGTTGAATCAAAATTTTGTGTAGAATTGTCTAAATTAGGTAATACTATTACATATTTACTTTTGGTTTCTGTAGTAAAGTTTTCTCCTTTTGCTATAATATGATTGTATCTATAAATATGACTATTAGTTCCTTTTAATAAATTTATATAACTTTTTAATTTAGTCAATTTTGTTTGCTCTATAATACTAGGATTTGGATTAAAATCAAAACTAATAATTATTTTTCTATATAATTCTTTCATTTTAATATTTAACATAGCACCGGTTTTTGCATAATTATACTGTTTCAATAATCCAAAATTAGAATCATTAGTATCTAAAATGCGTTCAAATAATTCGCCTATTTTTTCTAACATACCTAAATTAGTGCTCATAACTCTAAAATTTAATATTATTGGATCATTAGCACAATTCGTTTTTGTTGCGTCAAAAGCATGATCTGTGATTGTATTCAATACTTCTTCTAATGATAAAGAATTATATGTTTCTTTAATATAATTATTGTCTGCTGTAGAAGAAGCGACGATAGGTTCATTATTATATGAATATATTTCAAAATCCAAAAATCGGCATCCATTTTTAATACACTTTTCTAAAGCACATAATGCTACAAAATTATTTTTGTATCCATCTCCACAGCAACAATTATAAGCACTTTTTACATAATAATTTAGTAATATACTATCCGAAACATCAAATTTATTGGTATTGGTATTGGTACTTTTAACAATATAACGGTCAATAAAATACGACTGATTTGTTAAGGTTGTATAATATATATCTAATTTAGAGCAACTTCTATCTTTTAATCCTATTCTATCATAAATCCAGCCAAATAAAAGTATTAATATAAAAATTATTACACCTAATGTTATGAAAAAATATTGTGACTCATCTATAGATTTTAATATATCTATTCCTTTATTTTCCATAATAATTATAATTACTATATATTTTAATTACTATAAAAAATTAAAATATATTATAACATAAATAAAATTTATAATGCTATATTAATTACTATTATAATATGGCTGGTGGATTATTAAATTTAATAGCAATAGGAAATCAAAATATAATTTTAACAGGTAATCCTACTAAAAGTTTTTTTAAATCTACATATTCTAAATATACAAATTTCGGATTGCAAAAATACAGAATAGATCAAACAGGACAAATGGAATTAAATACTACAAAAGATACAAAATTTAGTTTTAAAATATTACGTTATGGAGATCTTTTGCTAGATATTTATTTAGTAGTAAAATTACCCAACATTTGGAGTCCTATATTAAAGTATTCAAATAGCGAATGGCGACCTTATGAATTCAAATGGATAAAAAATATTGGGTGTCAAATAATTAAAGAAGTTAATATTACAGTAGATGGAACAACCATTCAAAAATTTAGCGGTCATTATTTACAAAATGTAGTAGAGCGTGATTTTGAAGCAAACAAAAAATCAATATTTGATAAAATGACTGGAAATTTTAATGAATTAAATGATCCAGCAAATTTTAATAATAGAAATAATAATTATCCATCTGCGTATAATTATAATAATATAGAAGACATAAGTGGTATTGAACCTTCAATAAGGGAATTCAATTTATATATTCCAATAAATTCATGGTTTTCTATGTCAAGTTTAATGGCTTTACCTCTAATATGTCTTCAATATAGTGAATTAAATATTGATTTTACATTACGTCCGATAAATGAATTATATACAATTAAAGATGTATTATATGATAATAGTATAAAATATATAAATAATTATAATAATTTTCCACAAATACAACCTAATCAAAATACACCACAATATCAATTTAAAAGGTTTATTAATCCTCCACCAAAAAAAGATTTACTAAAAGATGGCGACGAATATTTTAATTTAACTACAAAAATAAATAGCAATATTCATTTATTATGTACTCAATGTTATTTAGATAACGAAGAACGTGAGCTTTTTGCGAAAAATAGCCAAACTTATTTAATTAGAGAGATAAATGAATATAATTTTGAAAAAGTAATTAAATCCAATAAAGTTAAAATAGAATCAAATGGTCTTATCAGTAATTGGATGTGGTATTTTCAGAGGAGCGATGTAAAATTGCGGAATGAATGGTCTAATTATACTAATTGGCTGTATGAAGACAAAATCCCTAACGATTTAAAAAAAATGGTTGATTCTTCGAAAAATGAAATATTCTACAGGCAAAATTTTAGCTACAATATTGGAGATATTTCTAAAAATATTTACATTACAGGAAATAATCCAACAATATATGATCAAACAAATCAATGCGAAATAATGAGAAATTTCGCAATCATTTGTGATGGTAAATATAGAGAATATGATTTTGATAGCAATGTATTTAGTAAATTGGAAAAATACAATAAATCACGTGGCACTTGTTCCAAAACTGGATTATATTGTTATAATTTTTCTTTAACTAGCGATCCATTTAAGCAACAGCCTGACGGGGCATTTAATACAAATAAATTTAAAACAATTGAATTTGAATATAATAATTATAATAATCCACCGATAGATCCTATAACTTCTAACTTTACAACTATTTGTGATCCTGAAACAGGTATAGTAATTGGAACATCAAAAGATCCGACTAATATTTATAAATATTATTATAATTTATACGTTATTGAAGAAAAATTTAATGTATTACGATTTCAAAATGGTTTTGCTAGTTTAGAGTTTTCAAAGTAAAATTGTTTTTTTAACCATTTTTTGCTAATTTTGCTAATTTTGCTAATTTGAGTGCTTTTGAATTTTTATGGCAACCTTTTTCTAATATATTATAATCTATTGCGGCCGCTTTACCACGTGTAATAGCACTAGCTAATCGTGCTATTCCCCAACTATGCGATGTTTGATTTGGTCTAGAACCAGACGAATAATAAGCTCCTTGTCCTTTTTTAACTATTTTATGTAACGCATTTTTAGAACATCCTGTTTTTTTAGAGAGATTAGCATTTATTACCAATTTTTTAATATTATATATTTTCTCAACATTTAATAAATGTTTGGATTTTTTTGATTTATACGAAGTCAGCTTATTTCGTGTTAAATAAATGTGTTTTATGTAAGCATTTTGCGATTTTTTCAATTGTTTTAATTGTGTTTTTTTATCTTTTTTAGTTAAACGTTTAGGTAAATATTTTATGGGAAAATACATTCTCTTTATATTATATCAATATATATATTTATAGTATATCAATATATATATTTATAGTATATCAATAAAATAATATTCATAAAAGGTTCTATTCAAAAAAATTCGCAAAAATACTAAATAAATTAAAAATATTAATAAACTTATAATACTCGTTTTCAAATCAAACACTTTTCTGTTGTCAATTATAAAATGTTTATAATAAACTGCTATAAAAACAAATATTTCAAACAAAATTATCCATAATTTAGATAGTATAGGATTCTTATTCTTCTTATATACTAGATTATGATAAAGTGTAAATAATAGGGCAAAAAACGATAAATATAATGGGGAAAAAGTTATAACATTTTGTAAATACAAAAACGCTATTATCCATATCCATATCCAAATACAAAATATAAATATTAAATTTAATCTAATATAATTTTTCATCTAATATATTATTATAATATAATGGCAAATAATTCTAAAAAATATAAAAAATATAAAAAATATAAAAAAATAACAGCAAAGGGAAATATAAAAGTTAGTAAAGCTATATTATCTAAGAAACAAAAACATAAAAAAAAACAATTAAAAATGCAAAAAATTAGAGATAAAATACAAACACAAGAAGAGAGATTGGTAAAAATAAAAAAACAACTATTAGATATTGAATTGATAAAAATAACGACAAATCATTTTAAATCATCTAATCATACAAGTGTTAATTTATTATTTAATAAATTAACAGGTCAAGATTTAGTAAATAAAATATTAGAAATAGTAGAAAAAAAAAATAATGCTCTAAATAACATTTTAGAAAAAAAAAATAATGCTTTAAATAGAATATTAAATCATCTATTAGTAATATTACAAGATATTGACTATGAATATCCTGAATTATATTCAGATGATCCAATATATTTAAATGATTCAATTACTGATATAACTAATATATTATTAACTACTAATATGAATGAAAAAATTACAATTATCAAAGAAACTATAACTAAAATTTTTGATATATTAGAGATACAAGAGTCATATCCTGAAAATGGTTATTACAATAGTAATATAAGTGATATTGCTTCAAGAATATATGATAAAAATTATTCTGGTTAATTTTATTACTGTTTATATATAAATGAAAGAAACAATACTAAAATTTGAGAGAAGTAAAATAACTGGTAAAAAATATACAGCATTTATAAAAAATAAGATAACCAAAAAAATACGTAAGTTACATTTTGGAGCTTCTGATTATGAACAATATAAAGATAGAACACCTTTAAAATTGTTCTCATATAAAAATCACAATAATCGTCGTCGTATGCAAAACTATTTTAATCGCCATTCAGGAACAAAAAAACGCAGTAAAGCTATAGCATTAGAAAAGCGAAAATCAAAAGGCTATTATAATGCTAAAATTTTAAGTCATACTTATTTGTGGTAATATTTATAATCATTATTTATAATATTTTATTGATAATATTTTATTTATAATATTTTATTTATAATATTTTATTTATAATATTTTATTTATAATCATTTTTTATAATATTTTATTTATAATATTTTATTTATAATATTTTATAATATTATAAAATGTTGTTACATATTTTTACTGAATTTATAGGAACTTTCATTTTTTTAACGGTTATTCTAAAAACAAATGATGCTTTAGCTATTGGTCTAACTTTAGCTGGAGTTATTTATTTTGGTGGAAAAGTCTCTGGAGGAAATTACAATCCAGCAGTAAGTTTTATGATGTTTTTGAGTAAAAAAATGGATTTAAGTAAAATGACTATGTATATAATCGCACAATTATTAGGAGCTAGTTCAGCCTTTTTATTTCATAGTTACACCAAATAAATTAATAGATTTATTTTTTACAATATTTATAAGGAGCACACGATGAACGCATAGTAAATCCTCGTATTTTTCTGCAGCGTTTTTTAGTGAATCTATGAGGAAGTGCGAAAATTTTACCATCTTTTCTTTTACAGCGTCTTCTGCTTATTACGCTTTTACAACAATCTCTCATATTATATAAATAAATATTCTTTTTAATTATATTAAAAAAATAAAAAATGCTGCCACATTTTTCATCCAATTTTTATATTACTAATTTTAATGATTAAATTATCTAAATCTAAATAATCGTCTAATTCTGAAGTTAATATAACATCAGTTCTGTATTCTATAATCTGTTTTCTTTTATTTTTATAGTAATCAGTTAATTCATTTACTACTATGATGTCATAGCGATATTCGCAAGACATATATAATAATTATAGAAATTATTTATATAATTATTATATTTAACATTCTAAGACACTATCAGTTACATTAGTTAGATTAGTTACATTAGTTACATTAGTTACATTAGTTAGATTAGTTACATTAGTATTATCAAATAATTCACGTGTGGTTCCTGTATTATTGGCATTTTTACATTTTTTTACTTGTTCTCTCCAAATTGCTTCAATAGAAAGTGCTTCAAAATAATCCATTTTCGCAAACTCTTGCAAACTCATTATAAAATTATGGTATATAGTGTTTAAGTGTAATATTATTTACACTTAAAAATTTAAATCAATTTTATTTTGCTAAAAAATTATTGTAATGGTTCGCAATTACCTGTTACTTTATTTCTACGTGTTCCATTTTTACATCTAGGTAATTTATTTTTTATTATTTTTTTTCGTTTTTCGGTTTTATTATTAGATTTAAATAATTCACATAAACCCGATAATTTATTTTTACGACTACCATTAGGACAACGCTTTGATCTTTTTTTTATAGTTACTTTATTGTCATCCTTTAGTTGTTCAGCTATTTTTTTACTATCACTTGTAATATACTTTTTCAAGTAACTTGGATTATAAGATATAAGTTTTCCCAAATAAAAATCTCTACAATTATGATTAAATTTGAACTGATCGCTATATTGTAATGATACTTTTAATGTAACAATATCATTCATAGTATTTACAACATTACCTAATTTTTCTATTTTTATTATCTCATACACTAAATCTCTAGGTAATAATATTTCATTTTCAGATTTATATTTAGTAGTATTTATCATATTAATATAAGGAACACCTTTTGAAAGAATTATTTTATATACGCAACATGTTGCTCTAGCAAACCTTAAAGCACTCTTATATGTAGTTGTAATAGAAATAAAGTTTGGAATAACAATTGAATCTCCTATATTTTTTAAATTGTCAAAGGATCGTTTCATTCCTCTAAAATAAATAGTGTCTAAAGATTCACTTTTTGATGAAGCTTCTAAAAAAACCCTATCTAAATCCATTATTTTAGATTTAATAGCTAATATAGCTTCTTTCATAGTATTACCATAACGTTTATAATGTTGTTCAAAAATATCATGAGAAAAGTAGTTTTTTCCTATACGCAAATAAGAATTAATATGACCATCCCATTGATTTGAGTAATCAAATAATGCTTTCGTTTTTATTTTATCAAAATAAACATCTTTATTATTTGGAATATTTTTTTTAACCGTTTTTTGTTCTATTGAAATATTTATGCCTTTTTTTAATTTAAATAAACCATTTTGTGCAAGAGATAATAATTCTTTTGAAATATATTTACTTTCATTTTTTATTATATCAATTTTAAAAGTTCTTTCTTTTTCTAAAGTTGGTTGTATATTTTTTACATCAATTAAAACATTTTTATTAATATAATAACCAATATTGTAATATATATTTTCAGAATTAAATGTTTCTTTAAGCATTAATTGATTTTTATTTAATATACATTCTACGCATAACTCTTTCAATTGTGGATTAAATAAAAATTGTCTTTTTAAACAAAAAATTTTATCATTTGATTCATTTGACTGTGATTTAGAAAATTTTAGTTGTGATTTATCAAAAATCAACAATATATTATCTTCTGATTCATTTAACCATTCATTTATATTTCTTTTTTCTAATAAAATTGGGTCATAACCATACATTATCTATTATTATATAATAGATATATAATAATATAAAAAAGTTATTTAATAAAATGAATGTTTAGAAGAATGGTTAGGACGCATCACAAAGGTGTGTTTTAAATTATTCTCATTAATAAATAATTATTTTAAATTATTATAATGGTTCGCAATTACCAGTTACTTTATTTCTACGTGTTCCATTTTTACATCTAGGTAATTTATTTTTTATTATATTTTTTTCTATATTTTTTTGTTTTTTGGTGTTTTTATAAGATTTAATTGATTCACATAAACCTGATATTTTATTTTTACGAGTCCCATTAGGACAACGCTTTAATATTTTTTTTGTAGATTCTTTATTAGTATCATTTAGTTTTTCATCATTTAGTTTTTCATCTATTTTTTTACTATCACCTGTAATATACTTTTTCAAGTAACTTGGATTATAATATATAATTTTTCCCAAATAAAAATCTCTACAATTATGATTCATTTTAAACTGGTCTTTATGCTGTAATTTTACTTTTAATGTAACAATAACAGGCTTTTTATTTTGTATATTATCAAATTTTTCTATTTTTATTATCTCATACACTAAATCTCTAGGTAATAATATTTCATTTTCAAATTTATATTTAGTAGTATTTATCATATTTATATAAGGAACACCTTTTGAAAGAATTATTTTATAAAAGCAACAGGAACTTCCAGCAAACCTTAAAGCACTCGTATATTTAGTTGAAATAGAAATAAAATTTGGAAGAATAGTTGTATCTCCAATATTTGTTAAATTGCTAAAGGGTGTTTTCATTCCTCTATAATAAATAGTATCTAAAGATTCATTTTTTGATGAAGCTTCTAAAAAAACCCTATCTAAATCAACTATTTTAGCTTTAATAGCTAAAATAGCTTCATCAATAGTTCTACCATAACGTTTAAAATTATTTTTAAAAATATCAACAGAGAAGTAGTTTTCTCCTATACGTAAATAAAAATTAATAGCACTATCCCATTGATACGAGTAATTAAGTAATGCTTTTGCTAATATTTCTTCAAAATACACATCTGCTTTATATGGAATATTTTTGTTTATTTTTTCATTAACAGTTTTTTGTTCTATTGAAATATTTTTGTCTTTTTTTAATTTAAATAAACCAATTTGTGAGAGAGATAATAATTCTTTTGAAATATATTTACTTTCATTTTTTATTATATCAATTTTAAAAATTCTTTTTTTTGCTAAACTTGGTTTTATATTTTTGGCATCAACTAACACATTTTTATTAATATAATATCCAATATTGTAATACATATTTTTAGAATTATATGTTTTTGTAACCATTAATTGATTATTTTCTAAAATACATTCTACGCATAACTCTTTCAATTGTGGATTAAATAAAAATTGTCTTTTTAAACAAAAAATTTTATCATTTGATTCATTTGACGGTGATTTAGAAAATTTTAGTTGTGATTTATCAAAAATCAACAATATATTATCTTCTGATTCATTTAACCATTCATTTATATTTCTTTTTTCTAATAAAATTGGGTCATAACCATACATTTTATGTTATTATATAATAGATATATAATAGATATATAATAGATATATAATAGATATATAATAGATATATAATAGATATATAATAGATATATAATAATATAAAAAATGATATTTTTTGATTATAAAAAGTTATGTAATAAATAAAAAATAAATAAATAAATATTAAAAACGAGGAGTATCACTATATGCTGATGGACCACAATATTTGAATGCCGCTTCGCCTGTTATACTATCTATACATTCAAATGTATTATTCTCATCTTTATCATAAGTGAAAAATGTAGGTGTTTTAGTTTCAAGAGTCTTATTATCAAATACTAATTCTTGATTAAAAGTATGATCTCTCGGTCCAGTTAAATTTTGAACTTGCTTATCATAAAAACTATTTATTGCGTTTAAATATGTGCTTATAACACTAACAGGGGCATTACCACTTGAAGGAATAGTTTCTAAACGTTTTAATTCCATTTCTAAATCTTTATTATTAGGATAAAAAGTAGGCTCTGTGCCATAAGCATTTAAAGAAGGATCTCCAAAATAGTCATTATTGCTAAAATCTGCCAACATAGCTTGTGAAAATGTTCCACTATTATCGGTCATAACATTTCCAAAACAATTGAAAAATTGGTCTGAATTTAGCAAATAAGTGGAAGTATCTGTTATGCTTTTAGTTTTAGCGGGATAATTAAATCTGCCATTACTATCTTTAGTAGTCGCATTTTGAACTAATGTATAACTTATATCCTTTCTTTGTTGTACTAAAATATTAGTAGTATTAAATAATCCAATTAACGTAGTTTTTATAGCATTAAAATCACGCAATTGAGTAGCATTTAGATCACTTATTTTTATTGACCGCTGTGAGGCTCTTGCCATATCAAATAAAGCTCTATTCAAATTTTCTAATTTAGTAATCTCTTGTTCTAATTTACCCTTATTTGTTGTGCTTACAGAATTCCTAATATTACTAAATGAAATATAATCCAAAATATCTTTAGGTAATGTTTTCGGATCTTTAAATATATCGGAGTTTGATTCTGATTTTTTGAATAGCATACCTTTCATAGAACTTCCTATATCTAATGTATCACATATACTCTTTGTTTTTCTATAATCAAAATTTTTATAAAGAGCATTCAGAGTTTTATCTTTATCTTCATAATTGCTTGGGTAAGCGTTACTTATATCAAGGATTAAATTGGCGCATGTAAGTATATTTTCGGTATTATCAGCGACACTACTATAATCTAAAATATTTGTCTTATAAAAATCTGACCCAGAGCAACAAGTAATATCATATTCTCCATATTTATTTTGTAGTTGATTATTTGTCAATGATTGTCTCTCATCTTGACTCACTATATTATCTATTAATTCATTAGTCGCACAATTAGGTTCCCATTCACAAAAAACATAATCTGTCATAATATTACAAATATCTATTGTCATTTTAGAATCTTTCCATTCAACACTCTTATAACTAATATCGTATATAGGCTTACAATTTAGACCAGGTTTCATTTTACAATTAGAACAATCTTTAGAACCAGCAAAATTTTCTATAATTTTATATTCATTATTAAAAAAATATAATACATAAATACATGAAATTATAATAAATCCTATAACTGATATTTTAAATATATTTCTCAAATTATTATTAATTTTCATATTATACTTATACTATACTATAATATGAAAATATATTATTATAAAAAACATTTAGATTCTATATTTAAAATTTAGCATCTAAATGTTTTTTAGAATAATATGTTTAAATGTTTTGAAAATATTATAATGTGTTATATTAATATTATATAATGACATCATTATTATTTCCTATATATAAAGAAGATCCTATATTTGGTAATTTAATTCAAAATAAATGTCCTGCTAAAACGGACATTTGTGGTAATCTTGGTGGAGTTTTAAAGATAGGTTCAGAAGCACCCCTAAGATGTTCTACTAATTTTTTTACACAAAATTTAGATCATTCAACTAATGGATGCTGTGTTATAGATTCATCAAATCAAACTTGTGATGATCTTTTACCTAAGGAGTATGATGAAGGAAATTTTCATGATATGGGTATTAAATTTTTAGATGCTGACGGAACAAATGAACGAAGAATATGTCATTCGGCTCCAATTAAAAAAAAGATTATACAAATACAAGATTTTTTTATAATAATAGTTATAAATGCAGTAGTATTAGTAGTAACAGCAATAATTGGTGCTTGTTATGAATTCTGGTTTAGATATGGAGAATCAAAAAATTGCATTTATTATAAAACAAGTTGCACTGATAATCTAAGCATCATTGATTATATGTTTCCAACAAAGCTTTGTCAATATCCATATCAAGAATGTAAAAAAAGTACTAATATGAAAGGTGGTAAAATGAATAATGGCCAAAAAATGAAAGGAGGAGGATTTGGACATGGTTATAAAGACAATCCAGAAAACAAAAATGATTTTGGCGTAAAATGTGTAACAATTCATAATGATGATGGAGATAATTCAACAACAAAACCATTTCCTTATAATTTAGTTGATTGGGCTAATACCAATATTAAAGGCGAATTATTAAGATTACCATTTAAAGCATTTGCCTTTTATTTTTTACATTCAGCCAGAATATCTAGGGCGTTAATAAATATTCCTATGAAATATTTATCAATAAAATATCAAAAAATTGTTAAAGACAATGTAATTTTAAGTAATATTATGTTTTTATTATTTACAGGAATATTATTTAATGTTATTGCAAAATATACCGATACAAATGAATTACATGGAGCTAATGGTTATATAATTTACGCTTTAATAATGTTAATAAATATTGGCACTATATTTGGTCTGTTAGCTGCTACAATAGGATATTTCTGGTTTCCGAATCAACTTTTAAGTAAAACTTTAGATTCTTGTAATATAAATCCATCATATTATGGACTAATAGATTTAAACGAATTATTTTGGCATATAAGAGATACAGAAAAAGAACATATATCTAATGTAAAAAAAGTATATCATATATTTTTAAATTTATTGATACTTTTGCCAATTTTCATCATGATGATTATTTCTTTATGTATAGGACAATTAGGTTCAATATTAGCTATGATTTATATGATATTTTCATTATTATTTAATATATTTTATATTCCAATGTCAAATACTATTGAATTTTTAGATATAATTAAAAGTCATGGTAATTTATTAACCATATTATTTTGTGTTAGTATAGTATTAGCATCGGTTGACAAATTAAATCCTAAAACTACAGGAATAATAGGAGGTATATTAGGAATACTAATTTTATATAAAATTATAACAACTATGAAATAGGGGGATTAATCCCCCAAACCCCCTTTATTAGGGGGATATATCCCCCTTACCCCCTTTATTAGGGGGATATATCCCCCTTACCCCCTTTTATACCTTTAGGAGGGGATATATCCCCCAAACCCCCTTTTATATGGGGATATATCCCCCAAACCCCCTTTTATATGGGGATATATCCCCTTACCCCCTTTTTATATAGGTATATTTTGGCTATATTTTGGCTATATTTTGGCTATATTTTGGCTATACTTTTTCTAAAGGTATAAAAGGTATAAAAGGTATAAAAGGTATAAAAGGTATAAAAGGGGGTAAGGGGGATATATCCCCCTAATAAATATATATATTATAAATAATAATATAAAAATATAATTAATAAAATATAGTATAATGGGAAAAAAAAAAGCAAATAATAAGAAAGAATTACCGTTTGTAAGTATATGCACTCCAACTTTTAACAGGCGTCCATTTTGGGAATATGCTATTAAATGTTTCCATCATCAAGATTATCCAAAAGATAAAATGGAATGGATTATTATAGATGATGGAACAGATAAAATTAAAGATCTAGTTTGTGATATTAGTCAAGTCAAATATTTTGAATATGATGAAAAAATGCCTTTAGGTAAAAAGAGAAATATTATGCATAAAAAATCACAAGGCGACATAATAGTTTATATGGATGATGATGATTATTATCCCCCAGAACGTGTATCACATGCTGTAAATATGTTAGTAACGCATCCAAATGCTTTATGTGCTGGAGCAAGTGAAATTTACATTTGGTTTAAGCATATTGATAAAATGTTTCAATTTGGCCCCTACGGCCCAAATCATGCTACAGCGGGAACTTTCGCTTTTAAACGTGAAATGTTAAAAGACCATAAATACGAAGAACACGCTGCTTTAGCAGAAGAGAAAGCATTTTTAAAAAATTATACTGTTCCTTTCGTTCAATTAGAACCGAAAAAAACAATATTGGTATTTTCACATATTCATAATACGTTTGATAAAAAAAAACTATTAGAGCAAGGTGAAAATCAATATCAAAAAACATCACCAAGAACGGTAGATGAATTTATAAAAGATAAAGACATGAAAGAATTTTATATGGAAAAAATAGACGGTCTATTAAAAAATTATCAACCAGGAGATCCGTCTAATAAACCTGATGTATTAAAACAAATTAAAGAAATAGAAGCAGAACGTGCCCAAATGCATCAACAACAAGGTCAGCAACAACAAGGGCAAGGTCAAATTGTTTTAAATCAAGATGGGAAACAAATAGCATTAAATAATGACCAAGTAGTTCAAATAATGCAAAAACAACAAGAACAATTACATAACTTTGTAAAAATGTTACAAGAGAAAGATGTTTTAATTAATAAACTAGAAACAGATTTGAATAATTCAAAAAATATGAATGATAAAATGAATTCTATTATGGAATTATTACAAAAAAATAAACTAACTGAAGTATCTAAAGAAAGTGTTTCACCAATAGAAAGTGTTTCACCAATAGAAAGTGTTTCACCAATAGAAAGTGTTTCACCAATAGAAAGTGTTTCACCAATAGAAAGTGTTTCACCAATAGAAAGTGTTTCACCAATAGATTAAATTCATTATAAAATTTATTATAATATTTAAATAATATAATATTATAATATTATAATGTTTACAACTGGCTTATGTGCCCCAGCGTTAGTATATATAGGATTTTCGTTAATCCAAATTTTTATAGATATTTTTAAGGGTGTTATCAACAGTGCATTTCTAAAATTTATAATTATGTTGGTATTTACACTAATAATAAATATATTATGTGATTTAGGATATTCTGTAATTGCTTGGTTTCTAGTTTTTATACCAATTATTATGATGACCGTTATATCAACCTTGTTATTACGGGTTTTTGGATTAGATCCACAAGAAAAAGAGTTACAATCTAAAATTAAGACTGTTAAGGATGGTAAGGATATTAATTCTGATGATTTATATTTAAAAAATTCTGAATTATTAAAACTAAATGAGAATAGAATAGATAGAGATAAAATACGGCACACATTTTATGATAATGTAGATAATTATTATGATTTATCATATAATATTAGATATGATTTATCAAATAATGAAAGATATGATTTATCAAATAATCCCACAAAATATTTTATTGTTAATACTTTAATTAATTATTTTGGTGAATATTCATTCATTCAAAATATAACCAATTCACGATTATATAATACTATTTTTTCAGATAATTTAAGTTTAATAGATGATACTCCATTATATAATAAGTATATACAAAGTAGATTAAAATCTAATGACTTACCAGCAATTAATATGAGTCTAGGTAAAAATAATTCAAATAATAAAACTAAAACAAATGATTTTACTAGTTATTATGATAAATATAGTGATGAAAATAAATTAGATGGCTTCATATTATTTAAAAGTAATAAATACGCCAATGTAAAACAAGAGTTAATGAAAACAAATCCACAAATTACTGACGCTCAAATAGACAAAAAAATAGAGTTTATGTGGAATAATTTATTAGCAGCAGAACAAGATACATGGAATAATTCAAATGACGCAAATAAAGCTAATAAAGAAAAAAACAAAAAAGAAGGCGATTATGACGCAACTAATCTAAACTCTTATAATGTGGCAAAAACACAAGCATATATATCATCTTTAAGTAAATTTGAAGATAATAAAGTTTGTCCTTCAAACGAAACACCTATAACATTCAAATCAAAAACAGGATTAGATTGTTATGAAGTTTGCCCTCCTGGAAAAATAAGAAATTCAGCAGGTGAATGTAAATAAGTATAATAAAATATATTATTGAAATAGTTTAATAAAACATATTAAACATAATAAAATATATTTTATAGATACTATTATAATGTGTAAATTAAATAATGAATGGAATTGTTGGATACATTATCAAAATGATAATGATTGGACTTTAGATGGTTATAAAAACATAATAAAATTTACAGAGTTAAAAGAAACTGTTTTATTTATGGAAAATTTGGATGAAAATATAATTAAAAAATCTATGTTATTTTTTATGAAAGACGCCGTTTTACCATTATGGGAATCAGAAGATAATATAGACGGTGGTTGTTTTTCATATAAAATAAGTAATACAAATGTCGTCCATATTTTTAAAAATTTATTATATAAAATTATAGGAAATACTATAACTGAAGATGAAACAGTATTAAATAATATTAATGGTATATCTATCAGCCCCAAAAAGAATTTTTGTATTATAAAAATTTGGTTAAGAGATAAAAATTGTATAAGTGATTATGATTTTACATCTAATAAAGATCCTTTTAATATTCATACTTCATTTGAAATTGAAGAGCAATTATGTGTATATAAAACACATAAAACATAAAACATAAATATTTATTTTCATAAAATTGATATGAAAATAAATAATAGAACACATAAGTATTATAACAAAGATGACAGAACAAAAAGTTAAAGTTATGATTGAAGATATTAACGCAATAATAAAACAAGAAGTTTGTATTGAGCCTAAAATTGAGCCTAAAATTGAGCCTAAAATAGAGGCTAAAATTGAGGCTAAAATTGAGGCTAAAATTGAGCCTAAAATTGAGGCTAAAATTGAGCCTAAAATTGAGGCTTTAAATGAGGCTTTAAATGAGGCTTTAAATGATGCGAATATAGAAGCGAATATAGAAGCGAATATAGAAGCGAAAATTGAGCCTAAAATTGAGCCTAAAATTGAGCCTAAAATTGATGTATATCTTTCTAAAATGAAAGAAGTTCAATCGCATGGATTCATATGGGAAGAAGAAATATCTCTCAATGTATATGGTGTTAAAAAGGAAGAATTAGAAAAACTAAAATATACTAGAAAAATAGATATACCAGCAAACCTCAATCGTCTTGATAAATGTGACGTGCATGTAAAAACAACTTGTAGTCTAAATTGTGTTTGTATGGCAGATTGTTTGTCTTTATTTGATGTTGTAAATAGTGGAAAACCTATTCATTTGGTAGTAATCTATTATATACAAGATTCTAAAAATAATACCAAAACAGTTTTAACCATTACAGAAGTAGATTTAACAGATTCTCTCAATTTACTTTTTGGAAGTCTAACTCGTTGTCAAATTGAAGAACTTGATAAGGTAGTAAAATCTGTTCCTCAAAAAAAGAAACCAACAGAAGAAGAATATAAAAAAATGTATTCATTACGAGATTCTTTACATAAATTGTCTGGTGCTATTCATCTTGATATAAAATGTAATAGCACACAAAGCAGACTTCAATGCTCTTTTAATCGTTTCCAGCAATTTGTTGAAAAAAATCCATCAAAGATAGTTGCTAAAAGCAATACAAATGAATTTCGTGGTAATACAATTTCATATCACATTACATCTGGTCGTCGTATATTTAAGAAAAAAGAAAAAATACAAGAAAAAAATAAATAATACTCTAAATATATTTGTTAAATTCTTTAATTAGTTCTTGTTTGCTTATTGAACGAGGTCCTACTGTATTATTATGATTAAATTGGATTTTTTTTAATAAATCAATATTATTATTAATAGATTTTTCATTTGTAAATTTTATAAAATAATGTGATTGAATACTTTTGTTCTCAATATTTACATCTATTACTCCAGCATTAACTCCTACACGACGAAATGAAATATCTGGATTTTCTGTTTTTCCGACAAATACAAAATGTAATGGTTCTAATTTTGTATTTGTTTCCCTTACTATATCCTTTTTCTCCCATATTTGAAAAACCGTTTCTACATTATGTTCTAACCCATCTACTAAAAATGATTTATCAGGTAGATCTATTTCAAATATAAGATGAAAATTTAGCGGAAAAGTTTTTTTTAAACTATCTTTTTTGAAACTTTTAGGTAATATAAATGAAATACTATGACAAAATTCGCATGATTTTTTTATAAATTTAATCGCTAATGATGATTGACGACCAAAAGGAGGATTACCTATTATATGTATTTTTTTTAAAGTTTCCTTAATACTACCATAATCGTATAGTAAATAATCCTGTTTTATTATTTCGTCATTATCTGGTTCTAAATCATAGAATTTATAATTATTTGTTAGCAATTTAATACCTGCAATAAAAGAACCATTACCAGCACTCGGTTCTATGAGCAAATCATCTGTGTTAATTTCTATATATTTTTTAACGAGATTTAAACACAAAGTAACTACGACATCTTTCGTGTAATATTTATCAATAGTATTACGTGTTAATCCCTTTTTTTGTTTAGTTTCCATTAGGTATATTTGCTGTTCTATAAAATTGAATATGGTTAAATCAATTTTTTGTTTATTTATATTTGTTTAATATTTTTGTTTATTTATAATTGTTTAATATTTTTGTTTAATATTTTTGTTTATTTATTATTATTTTTCTTAAATTCAAAAATAATAATAAAAAATATTTATAAGCGATATTTTAAGCAATATTTTTTAGCAATCAATTGCTTGGTAATGGTGATAAACATAATTTGATTTCACCCAACGATGCCACATTATATTTCACAATTAATGGTCTGTTATTTTCCAAATAAATTTCTATTTGATTACATAAATTAGTACATTTAATAAAATATATTAAATTTTTGAGAGAATATTCGCCTTGTATAATTTTATTATGTTGCTTATTCAACATTTGCATATTTGTAGTGTTTTCGCTCCGCCTAATTTCTGCTTTAGCAAATTGTCCTACGCATTTAAAGATGACTTCATCTTCTACTGATTTAATCTCTATTTTATCCGAAATAGCAGCCAAATCACGCACTATTTTTTGAAAATCGTTAGATGGCATATTGATTACAGATGAAAATTCCACATCTGGAATTTCCAATTCATCTTGCTCTGGCTCTATTAATTTCAATTTTTGTATTTTGGATTGTTTAATATTTCCATTTTCAAATTTTAGACCTAATTCTGTAACAATACCATCATTATAATCATCGTTTTCTATATAAATTGTTAATGTATCGTCGTTATCTATTGTTGTAATTAATTTGAATAAGTGTAATATATTAACACCAATTATGATTTTATCTTCCTTACATTCATAGAATTCAAAGTTTTCTGCTTTTAAAAATAGATGAACTAATATTGTATGAGTCTTATCCATATTAATAATTTTGATTCCTTGTTTTGTAAATACTATATTTGTTTCTAATAAAATATCTTTTAAAGCAGCCATTAAAATGCGAAACGGTGCTATTTGAACTGTTTTAATAGTTAAAACATTATTATCACCACTTTGAATTGGTAACATAATATATATTTATTTAAAATCTAGTTAAATCTTTAAGTAAAAATTAGTAAGATAATATATTACTAAATATTACTAAATATTACTAAATATTACTAAATATTACTAAATATTACTAAATATTACTAAATATTACTAAATATTAGTAAATAACTAATAGTATGTCAATTTTTTTGATTAATTAATATATAAAATATTAATATTAATTAATCTCTCAAGCATGATTCGAACATGCGACCTAAGGATAGCTGCTAGAACAGAGGAAATATATAAACTATTACAGTCCTCCGCTCTACCTGCTGAGCTATTGAGAGATAACCTATTACAAATAAGATAGTTAAAAATATAAACTATGTTATTACTAAATAAATGTCTTTAAATAGTAATTGTATATTATTTATTGTGTAAATTTACTTTTTTCTTGATCCTCTCTTTTTCTTTGTCTGGCCGTCTTTTCTTACCCAGCCAAATTTACCTTTTTTGGTAAAATAACCAGCTTTCTCTAAACGTTTTTCACGCTTGGCTCTATTATATACTTTTCTTGATACAATATGTCCTCGCTTATTCATTAATAAATCCGTTTTAGTTAAATTGCCTTTTGTTTTATAAGCTGTTCCATGCCACACTTGTGCTCGTTTGCCGCACAACATTTTATATTTATGACCTTTGATATTATACATACCATCGTCTCCACTCATATATTTTTTCACCATTATTTTATATACTAATGAGAGAAAATAAATTATTGCTAAATATTAAATTGTTTTTAAATTTTTTTGTTATATATTTTTGATTTTAATATTTCTTTTTAAATTTTTTTGTTATATATTTTTAAATATTTTAATATATAAAAAATACAAAATATGGTTATTTATAATGTCTAATCTTAATTATAACAAAATAATTAGCACAATAAATAGTGTTTCTAGTGGTTATAGTTATGTTCCTGATCCTAATAATTTAATATGTATTGATTCGTCTAATAATAGAATAGGAATAAATACCTTAAATCCTATGTATTCAATAGACGCATCAGGTGGAACAATAAAAGCAGAAAATTTTATAGCAAATAAAAATTTATTAGTTAAAGGAGACGCATCTTTTAATAATAATGTAGAAATAAGTGGAAATATTATTAGTAAAAATATAATACCTTTTGATAATAGTTTTACTCTAGGTAATATAACTAAAGTATGGAAAAATGCCTATATTAATGACCTAAGTGTTAATAATGATTTAACAGTAAATAATAACTTAACAGTAAATAATAACTTAACAGTTAATAAAGAATTACATCTAACAAAAAATACTGATAGCGGTTTATTTTTTGATAATAGTAAAGTGTTATATTATAATAATGAACAATCTACATATTATTTTAGAGGAAAGTTATTCTTTGATACTCCACCAACGTTTCCAGCTCCTCCAACTACAACATCTACAGCAAATACTAACGGTGGAACAATAGCAACTGTTTCAATTACTAGTTCAACAATTAATAGTTCAACAATTGGTAATATAACTCCTTCTACTGGAGTTTTTACTGATTTAAGCGTTAATAATAATTTGGCTATAAGTGGAACAATTACTAGTAAAAATATTTTACCTATTACAGACATTTCTTTTGATTTAGGTAGTAGCAATTTAAAATTTAGAAATGCGTATATTAACGATTTGTCTGTTAATAATAATTTGTCTGTAAATGCTAATTTAGACGTTAGCGGACAAATTAATAGTAAAAATATTTTACCTGTTTTAAACAATACTTTTACGTTAGGAAATAATTTAAATGTTTGGAAAAACGCCTATATTAATGATTTGTCTGTTAATAATAATTTGTCTATAAATGCTAATTTAGACGTTAGTGGAACAATTACTAGTAAAAGTATTTTACCTGTTTTAAACAATACTTTTACGTTAGGAAATAATTTAAATGTTTGGAAAAACGCCTATATTAATGATTTGTCTGTTAATAATAATTTGTCTATAAATGCTAATTTAGACGTTAGTGGA